TTCCAAGCAAAAGCAAAAACAATCTTTGAAGCAGCAATCAACTCTAAGGTTGCTAAAATCGAAGAGGAACTAGAAGCAGATCACATCAAAGCACTTACAGAAGAAGTTGCAGAATTTAAAAATGAATTAACTGAAAGAGTTGACTCATACCTAGAGTATGTTGCATCTGAGTGGATGCAAGAAAATCAACTTGCAGTTGATCAAGGACTTAAGGGAGAATTATCCGAGTCCTTTATGACAGGTCTAAAAGGACTTTTTGAAGAACATTATGTATCCGTACCTGAAGATAAATACGATGTACTTGAGAGCATGGTAAATAAACTTGATGAAATGGAAGAAAAACTCAATGAGCAAATTGACAAGAATGTCAGTTTGAACAAGAGATTAGCAGAATCTACATCCGATGGAATTTTAAGTGAAGTATCTGAGGGACTTGCAGTTACTCAGAAAGATAAACTCGCTTCTCTCGCTGAAAGTGTTGAGTTTGAAACTGAAAACGATTACCGTGAGAAACTAATTACTTTGAGAAATTCTTATTTCCCAACAAAACAAGTAGCTAGTGCTCAAAGTGACGGCTCTGACTTTATTACTGAGGAAAATGCACCAGAGGTTCAGGCAACTGGGTCAATGGCAAATTATCTAAGTACTCTTCAGAGAGTCGCTAAGAAGTAATTCCACAAAATTAAAAAACACTTTTAACGAGGTAAATTCAAATGCAAATGTTCAATGCTGAACAACTGCAGGAGAAGTGGGCTCCATTATTAAACTCTGATAGTGCCGATCCAATTAAGGACGCACATCGTAAAATGGTTACCGCAGTTCTCCTGGAGAACCAAGAAAAATTTTTAAGTGAGGAGAGAAATTTCCTTACAGAGGCACCAACTAACTTAGGAAACGCAGCAGGTGCTTCAGGTGGATTCGGTGGCGGAGCAACCGCTGGCGGTCCAGTTGCTGGTTTCGACCCAGTATTAATCAGTCTAATCAGACGTTCAATGCCTAACTTGGTCGCTTATGACCTTGCTGGTGTTCAACCAATGAACGGACCAACAGGTCTTATCTTTGCGATGAGATCACGTAGAGATTCTCAGTCTGGCGACGAGACATTCTTCGACGAAGTAAACACAGCATTCTCTGGACAGGACGCTGGAAACGATATTACTCAAGGTTCATACGTTTCAGGTTCTGATGGAGCTAGTGTTGGTTTCGGTACAACTTCACCTGGTGCCAAGCATGGTACAAACCCAGGACTTCTAAACCCATCATCTGATGCTACTCAAGACGACTATGCAGTTGGTCAAGGTATGCAGACTGGTGACTCTGAAGCACTTGGCGATGCATCTGGCAACAACTTCAACGAGATGGCATTCTCAATCGAGAAAGTCACCGTTACAGCGAAGTCCAGAGCACTAAAGGCAGAGTACAGTTTAGAACTTGCTCAAGACCTTAAGGCAATCCACGGATTGAACGCTGAGGCTGAATTAGCAAATATCCTTTCAACAGAGATACTTGCTGAGATCAACAGAGAAGTTATCAGAACAATCTACAAGGTTGCTGAAACTGGTGCTGCTGTTAACACTGCTACTGCTGGTGCGTTTGATTTAGACGTAGACAGTAATGGTCGTTGGTCAGTTGAGAAGTTTAAAGGTCTTCTATTCCAGATCGAGAGAGATGCAAACAGAATTGCACAGAGAACTCGTCGTGGAAAGGGTAACATGATCCTTTGCTCTGCTGACGTTGCTTCTGCATTAACAATGGCAGGTGTACTTGATTACACTCCAGCACTTAATGCTAACCTTAACGTTGATGACACAGGTAATACATTTGCTGGTGTTCTTCAAGGTAAGTACAGAGTATACATTGACCCATATTCAGCAAACAGTGCTGCTCAACAGTACTATGTTGTTGGATACAAAGGTTCATCACCATATGACGCAGGATTATTCTACTGCCCATACGTTCCACTACAGATGGTTCGTGCTGTGGGAGAGAACACCTTCCAGCCAAAAATTGGATTTAAGACCAGATATGGTATGGTTGCAAACCCATTCGCTGAAGGAACAACTCAAGGTCTTGGTAGAATTAAGGCGAACACAAACCGCTACTACCAGAGAGTTAAGGTTCTTAACCTCATGTAAGAAGAAAGGATATAATTCCTTTTGTAACAACGGAGACCCTACGGGGTCTCTTTTTTTATGTGTGGGTATGCAAACAATAAATAATGTTACAGGAGGTAAAGACAATGTTACATTTCAAATGGGAAATACCAGAAGTCCCAGAATACGATCCAGAAATTCATAATCCAGAGAGGGTCTTTGCCCTCCTATGTTACCGTGGAATACATTATGCAAAATGGGTGTACTTGGATGTATTCAATGTTGGGAGTTGGAATCTCAAAAATCCAAGAAAGGGAGAGTGATCTCCCCTTTTTTTGTCTAAATACTTAAAAAACGGATAGTAATGAAATCATTTCAAAACTTCATTGATGAAGGGAAAAAATGTCCAGAAGGAAAATATTATTGCTTTACTGATAAAAAATGTAAGAAGATTCCAACAGGATATAGAGTTGGATATGGTGGACGTTTAGCACCTGATAATCGTTCTGATAGTGGTGATGACAGTAAAAATGGAAATGGTAATGGCAACGGTTCTCATGGAAATGGTAATGGTGGAAACGGCTCTGGTGGAAATGGCGGAGGCGGAAACGGTGGCGGAGGCGGAGGTGAATAATGCCTGAATCAACTGACAATTGGAAGATAACACAGTTATCAAATAGAAACTACCTATCTCCAATTGGATTTAAATTTATTGTTACTAAAGTTCCAAAAGCAGATTTCTTTTCAAACTCTGCATCAATACCTGGAATCAACTTAGGTTTCGCTCAACAACCAACATACCTAAGAGATATCCCTGTTCCTGGCGATAAGTTAACTTACGAAGATTTTACCTTAAGATTTTTTGTAGATGAAAACTTAGAGAATTATCTTGAAGTACATAACTGGTTAAGAGGACTCGGTTACCCAGATTCAATTTCAGAATTTCAGGATCTTAAGAATGAAGATAAGTATATACAAGATCCTAGTGGTAGATCACCATACAATGAATATTCTGATGCAAGTCTTTTAGTTTATAACAGCAACTTTAATGTGATCGCAAAGGTTAATTTTAGAGATACTTTCCCTGTTGGATTATCTGCAATCAAGTTTGATGCAACACAGGATGATGTCAAATATGTCATGGCCGAGGCGACTTTTAAGTATTCTATATATGATATAGAAGTTACTACTTAATTTATGGATATTGATGAAATTCAAACATTATGGAAAGAAGACTCACAAATAGACGAAGACAACCTCCACGGTGAGTCAACAAGAATTCCCTCATTACATGCCAAATACCACCAGATCTTAAATAAAATGGTTCTCCTTAAAAAAATGGAGGAGACTAAATTTAAAATATCAAAAAAGGAAAAGTGGCAGTATTATACAGGTAAAGCAGATCCAGAAATTTATATCGACAAACCATTTGACTATAAAGTCTTACGACAGGATGTCGATAAGTACATGGATGCTGATCCTGATTTAATCAAAATTTCTTCTAAGATTGAATACTACCAAGTAATGATTAGTTTCTTGGATAGTATCTTGAAGACGATAAACAATCGTACCTACCAGATTAAAAATGCAATTGAATGGCAGAAATTTATCAGAGGATATGACTGATATTATTATCAAAAAGAAAAATGAAGTATATGTTACCGTAAAAGCAGAACCCGCAATTTGTCAAGAACTATCAGATCTTTTTACATTTGATGTTCCAGGTGCGAAGTTCATGCCACAATACAGGAATAAGTATTGGGATGGTAAGATAAGATTATTTTCTCCTGCTACTGGTGAGGTATATGTTGGTCTTGTAGATAAGATCGCATCATGGGCGAGAAAATCAGAATACTCTTTGGAATTTGAAAACAATGAATTCTATGGTTCTCCTTTTGAAGAGAACGAGATGATATCTCGTGAAGGAGTTCGTGAGTATATGACAAAGATCTCAAAGTATAAACCAAGAGATTATCAAGTAGACGCTGTATACGACGCATTAAGATATAATCGTAAACTATTAATATCACCAACTGCATCAGGTAAATCATTGATGATCTATTCTGTTGTCAGATACTTTGCAGAAAAAAATAAAAAGGTTCTTCTAGTTGTTCCGACTACATCTTTGGTTGAGCAAATGTATAAGGACTTCAAGGATTACGGTTGGAATGTAAGTCAATACTGCCATCGAATATATTCTGGTAGAGAAAAGACAAACGAGAATCCTGTTACAATTACAACATGGCAGTCAATATACAAACTCAAGAAACCATTCTTTGATGGATTTGAAGTTGCAATCGGTGATGAAGCACATCTATTCAAGTCTAAGTCTCTTGTAAGTATCATGACTAAGATGAATGATGCCAAGTATCGTTATGGTTTTACTGGAACACTAGATGGATCACAGACTCATAAGTGGGTATTAGAAGGACTGTTTGGACCATCATACAAGGTAACTCAAACAAAAGAACTGATTGATAAAGGTCATCTTTCTAAATTACAGATTCGAGTATTGATACTAAAACATCATGATCAGAAGTTTGATACCTATGAAGATGAGATACAGTATATCATAAGTCATCCAAAGAGAAATCGATTTATAAGGAATTTAGCAGTAGATCTAAGAGGTAATACTCTTGTGCTTTTCAGTAGGGTTGCCACCCACGGTCAAATACTATTCGATTCTATAAATAGTTTTGTAAAGGATGGTCGAAAAGTATTTTATGTTCACGGTGGAGTTGAAGCACAGGAACGAGAAGAAGTTAGAACGATCACTGAAAGTGAATCAAATGCAATCATTGTTGCCTCTTACGGGACCTTCTCAACTGGAATTAACATTAAAAACCTTCATAACGTCATCTTTGCATCCCCGTCAAAGTCGAGGATAAGAAACTTACAATCCATTGGTCGGGTTCTTAGAAAGGGAGACAAAAAGTCAAAAGCGGTTCTATATGATATTGCAGATGACATCTCTTATAAATCTCGTAAAAATTATACTCTCAATCATTTGGTAGAGAGAATCAAAATTTATAACGAAGAACAATTTAATTATGAAATCATACAAATCAGTTTAAGGGACAATGGATAAAGAAGAATTTTACGCAGTATTAAAATTAGTATCAGGAGAGGAAATATTTGCCAAGGT